CGGCGGCGGTCTGCTCGAGGTCGGCGGCGATCCGCACGGTGCGCTCCCCGAACCGCAGGATGCCCTCGTGGGGGCCGGGGATCAGGACGCAGCGGGCCTGGTCCAGGGGGTGCCCGTCCTTGTCGACGAACGCCTGGTCTTGGAAGTCCCAGTAGTCCCAGGGGATCCGGGCCATGCGGGCGGGGCGGGCGGTGCCGGCGGCGTCCACGCCCAGGCGGGTCGCGTACCACAGGGACATGCCGTAGAAGATCAGGTCGTCCACGGTCCACAGGGTGCGCTGGTGGGGTGACTGCGCGGTCAGCCCCAGCCGCCGGCACTCGGCTAGGGGCAGGTCGCCCAGCTGCCCGTCTGTGGAGTGCATCCACTGCGGTTGCGGGGTTACCGGGGTGTCCAGGCGCAGGGCCTGTAGGGGGGCCGACGCGACCGCGCCCACGGTCAGGTGCCGGGCCCTCGCGACCGCGGGGACGCGCATGGCAGCGGCCCGGGACATGACGCGCAGGAACTCCCCGGTCACGTCATGGAAGACCACCTCTTCGAGGTTCGAGCGGTCCACCCACGCCTCTATCTGCGGCTGCAGCCGTGCCTGGTCGTCCACCAGCTGCACGGGGCGGGTGAACCAACCCACGTCCTAGACCTCGATCCACTGGCGGCGGCGGCGTTTCTTCGCGGCGTCGCGCGCCTGGGGGGGGTGGGCGCGGCGGCGGTGCACCTCGAGGTCGGCCAGCGCGGACGCCTTCAGCGCCTGGGGTGCACCCCGGAACGCCGGGCAGACGTCGCACACTGCGACGTATGTATCCGTGGAGCAGTCGATGCGCCCGTACCGCGCTGCCATGCGTACAGGTGTACGTCCCAGGGGGGGACAGGGCTGCGACACGTATACGCCGTGTCGTAGGTCTTAGGAGGCGTGGACTTCCGGTCGCAGGTCCGGGGGCAGGTGCCCCACCCCCCACAGGGCCGTGCTCGCAGCGACCAGGGGTGCGATCGACCCGGCGGACGCGCGACGCGACCAGGCGAACCCGTCGCCCAGCGGGCGGGTGCCCGCGACCGCCACAGCCTCGTCCAGGGCGGGAGAGGGCCACACCGACAGGTCGCGGGCCTTCACCCCGTCCAGGAACGCCGCGGATGCCAGTGCGACGTCGTACGTCGTCAGGGGCAGCAGCTGGGCGTGGGCCCGCTCGAGCGCTTCGTGCACGGTGACGTTGGGGCCGCGGTTGTCGATCGCGATGCGCAGCCCCTGCGCGCGGCTGATGGCCAGCACCAGGTCGGTGGCCTGGTCCACGGGCAGCACGTCGACCACCTCGAGGTGCCGCCCGGGTCCGGCCAGGGCGATGGCCGCGTGTGACCTGTCGAACGCCACATCGATGGCCAGGCACGCGGGCCCCGCGGGCATGTCAGTGGTTCGTTGGATACTTCTCCAGGCGTCCTCGGGGATCACCCTGGCGGCCGCGGTGCGGGTCCATACCGTTGCGTACTCCCGCGCAAACCCGGCCTCTCCGAGGGCGCCCCGCGCCATCCGCAGCGCGGCCAGGTCGGTGATCCCGGCCATGAGCCCGGGGTGCCAGGTCGGCCACAGGGACTCGTCGTCGGTGTCGATCCCCTCGGGTGCCCCGTAGTCGAACAGCGCGTACCCCGGTGTGCCGGCGCGCGCCAGCTGCAGGTAGCGGGCGAAGTACGCGGACGCGTCGGTGCCGGCGGTGCCCACGACGAACAGCTGCCGGCGGCGGCGGGTGTTCATGGTCGGGATCGCGGTCTTGTCCAGGGCGGCGCCCAGGGCGTCGTCGTGCTCCTGCGCCTCGTCGATCACCACGACGTCCAGGGCCGGGCCGCGCAGCGCCCCGTCCTTGGGAGGGAACGCCTTGAGGTACGAGCGGGTGGCGCGCATGGTGATCCGCTCCGTGCCGCCCGACCTGCGCGCCTTGATCCGGGCAGCCAGGGCGGGGTGCCCCTCGAGCTCGTCGATCCACTCGGTGAACCGCTCGGAGACCATGTGCCCGGTCTGCGCGGTGTACGCGCAGCGGTAGTCCCGGTACACCGACGCGCGCCCGCACAGAAGGTCGATCACCCCGGCGGTCTTGCCCACCTGCCGCGGCTCCTGGATCACCACCACGGGGTAGGCGTAGGACCCGTCCGGCAGCAGCTCGCCGGCCACGTCCCCGACGTGCCGCTGGTACGTGGTCCACGGTCGGCCCTGCAGCGCAGCGAAGAACGCGCCCAGGTACCCGTCGGTCGGGCGGTCAGGGTTGCGCGGGGTGCTGCCCGGCCTCGGACTCGGAGAACGCTGCGAGGGCTGCCAGGAACGGGTCGGCGGCGGCAGCGACGGCGGCGAAGACGCGATCGTAGGTCTCATCGAACTGCCTCTGCAGCTGTGCCAGCGGAATCCGGTCGTACGGCTTGGGATTGGTGCGCAGGGACCGCTCGAGCAGGTCCAGCTGGTCGGCCATGGAGCGCAGCGAGGCGACCCCGGCGCCCTGCAGGGTCGACCCTTCCGCGCGTGCCTTGCCGATGTCGTCCTCGAGGCCATGCCGGATCCGGCCCGTGGGCAGGTGCACCGCGGGCGTGAGGAACAGCGCACCGTCGCTCATGCGTCAAGGATCACCCCCATCCTCCTTTACCGTTTCTTTACCTTCCGGATTCGTCAGGATACCCCCAGGTCAGGACACACATAACCGGAAGGAAGTCCTTCCGCCACTAGGCGCCTCCAAAGAAACCCACTCACCCGGCAGGTCGTCGTCCAGCACGACGAACTGGTATGAGACGCCGCAGGCCGGGCAGGTGAACCATGCGCCGTCCGTTGGGTTGGGTGGTGCCTGCATGTGCTCAGTCATGCGCCCTCCAGGGATACCGCGTCCTTCCGCCACTAGCGGCCATCCAAAGAAACCCGGGCGACCACGGTCCCACCTCCGGGCCCGGTCACTCGAGCGGCACGATCAATCGCAGCCGCGCCCCGCTCACCGATGGCGATCATCGCGAGCGGCATGGCCGACCGCTTGCCGGCGTGGGTGGGGTGGGTGAACGGGAAGTCCCGCATCAGCCACACCCGATCAGCCACGGCGCCCAGCTCGGTGAACCACTTGCCGTTGGCCACCGGCCCCAGCCACAGCCCACACCCGTGCGCTATGAACCTGCGCGCCCACGGCGTCGACTGCGAGAACGGGGGGTTGACCCATACGAACCCGTGCCACGGTGCAGTCAGCCCATCGTCATGCACGGTGAGCTTGCGCGCCGCGGGCACGCAGTCGCCACCGTTGACCGGACTAGCGGGGTCCAGGTCGAACGTCTCACCGAGGGCACGGAAGATCCACGCGGGGGTATACCGCTCGTCGGTGTGCGGCACCGTGACCACCGGCCCGAGGGCGAACGGCTCACTCATGACAGCACCACCGCGAGCCCCGACCTGCGCCACGCTTCCAGCTCGTCGGTGGTCGGGGGAGTGGTGAACCATGCATCGATGCCACGCACCTGGTGGTCGACGTCGGGCCGGCCCCGTGCCCGGACCCGCTGCACGCAGGTGGTGCGGGGGGTCTCGAGCACGACGACGTGGGTGGGTGCGGTGGTCTCGAGGATCCGGCGCCGCGCGCGGGGGGTGGTGCCGGTGCGCAGCACGGCCACCCGTGCGGTGGGGGCGGTGCACGCTGCGCCGGCCGCGACCAGGTACGCCTGGTCACTGAGCCACCGGGGATCGTCCCGGTCGTACAGGGTCAGCCCGTGGGTGGTGCAGTACAGGCGCCCGTAGGTGGACTTGCCGGCACCGGGGGGCCCGAGGATCAAGGCGACCATGCGCACCGCGGGGCGGGGTGCCACACCCGTCACACCTGTCGGGTGTTCGCCCGTCACACCTGTCGGGTGTTCGAGCAGTGCCGCGACCCGGGGGGAGTGGGTAGGTGCGGGGGTGGTGGTGGCCATGCGGTGCACGCCCCGCTCCTGATTGCACACCCTATGAGCTGGACGGGTATTGGCCAGGGTGTCCAGCCCCCCGCGGGACCTGGGCACGACGTGTTCCACGGAGTTGCACCCGGGGCGGTGGCAGTGGCAGCACTCGTCCCCGTAGGCGGCCAGCACCGCGAGCAGGTGGCGCCGGACCATGCGTCCACCCCAGCACGGCAGCCCGACCAGGTGCCGGCGCGTGCACCTCAAGCACACCGGGGCCAGCACCGCATAGGTGGTCTCAGGCACGGTGCCACCACTCCACCCGGGCCCCGCCTTCCACCACCGCGGTGTACTCACGCAGGCGCCGCGCGTCCGGTGTGCGCAGACCCATGCGCAGGTCCGCGTCGGCGTCGGACAGGATCGCCACCGTATCCGCGTCAGGTGGCAGCGGCTCGTCAGCCATCGTCGCGGTGGACGTGCTCGAGGGGGTACTGCACCCACGGGGTGCAGTGGTGGTAGCGATCGTGGTCGAGTGCACGCTGCACGGCTTGGTCCTCGTCGGCCAGCTCGTCCAGCTGCAGGTGCGTCCCCCCGCACATCACGATGTACAGGGTGTCAACCATCGGCGGGCTTGCTCTCCACCACGTCGGTCTCGTGGCCGCTGGCGTCGGCGTGCATGTCCGCGAACCTCTCGGCGACGTCGTACCACAGGGAGTGGAACCGGTCAGGGCCGCACTGGGCGCAGTGCACGTCGTAACCCCGGCCGGCGTTGGACGGGTGGAAGGTGGCGGCTGCCTTGTCATTGACCACGGGTTGCCTCCCGGCGTTCTTCCTCGGTCGTCAGGCGCAGCTCGAGCTTCATGCGGGCCTGGTTGACCCGGGTCCGGTACGCCTCGAGCGACTCTTCGAGGGTACGCAGCACCCGGGCGAACTCCACTGGTTGACGCTCGTCCAGGGCGTGCGCGTACGCGGTGAAGTGGGTGTGCAGGTCGGGGTCCTCGTCATCGAACGAGGCAGTCAGGACCAGGGTCATGCGGGATCCTTCCGTCGTGGGCGCTCTTGCCGGCGTCAGCCGGCCTGGTGTTGAGCCCCCGCGGAGCGGGGTCCGCCTAGTGCGTTCGCGTTGCGGCACATCGGGCACTGCCCGACACGGCCGCCGTGCTCGCACTCGTCCAGCACGTCCCACCATCGACCCCCCGGGGGGGGGTCCGCGGGTTGGGTAGTCCCCCGTAGGGGAGAGGGGGGTGCACTCACTTCACTGCGGAGTGACCTGCGCAAACGTCGTTCTCGCGTTTCTTTGCGGCGCCGCACGGCGGCGAAGGCCAGGGCGCGCAGGCTGTGCAGCTTGGCCATGCGGGCTCGCGCGGCGACCCACAGGGCGCGGTCGTGCTCGTCGCGGATCCGCCGCGCGGTGGCGAGCAGCTGCACCAGGGCTTCCTTGCTGACTCGGATCCATGAGGGGTGCGGGGTGCCGTCCGGCTCGAGGTAGCCGCGGTCCAGCTCGAGCAGGCCGGCCGTCTCCATGGCGCCCAGGCGGTCGGTGGTCCAGCGCCGCGACATCCCGGCGTGCCGCGACAGCTGCGTGACGGTCACGCGGCCGGCCGCGGTGCGGTTGTTGATCCCGTCGTGCGAGACGAACGCCCGGTACAGGGCGCGGATCCCGCCCCACTCCTTGCCGGCCAGGTCCCCCCAGCCCAGGCGGGAGGCCTCGTCGACGAGCATGGCGAGTGGGGCGTGTGCTGTGAGCGGCACCGGCGTGTCCCTGCTATCGGGTGCGCCGCGGTCCAGGTAACCTGCCGCTACGCACGAAGTGGCTCGTGCAGAGCTCGACAGCGTTGGACGCGCTGGTCGGGCCGTAGCGTGAAACTAGCGGGGTCCGCAGCGCGGGCCCCGCTTTTCCGTGTGTGTCGGCGTGTCGTGCGGGTCGCGACATTGCGACCACCCCCCCCGGGGGTCGCGGGCGATGGCCTCACCCGATGGGGGACAGGCCTACGCCCGACCACCGACACTGATCAAGTGTCCATGTTCTGTCACGCGTGCTGCGTCACAGGATCACGACGTCGAGGGGGATGGGCTCGTCGTCCTCCCATGTGATCCAGGGGAGGGCACCGCCGTACAGTGCCGCGGCGACGGCCCACATCGAACGGCTGTTCGATTCGGACATAAGGTCCATTATCGGATTAGTTATCCACAGGGTCCCCGGCCAGCGCTGCCCGGCGCAACCGCGCCTCATCCTCGGTCACAGCCCTGCCACCTTGCGCACGGCTGCGGCAGGGATCATCCACGCGCGCCCGGACTCACCACCGATCTTCTCCCCGTCCCACCGCGGCGCGTTGCGCAGCACGGTGCGCTCGTTCAGCCCCAGCAGGTTGGCGGCGGTGGGCACGTCCAGGTAGGCGGGCAGGACGTCCAGGGCGCCTGCCAGCGTTGCCAACGTGGGATGGGATGCCTGCGCCCTGGACGTCGTGGCCACGCTACGCGGGGCGGGGTCCTCGAGCATGGGCAGGACGTCGGCGGGGATCCGCCACCCCTCCCGGGTCAACGTGGCACCGGGCAGCAGCTGACGCTCGAGCCAGCGCTGCACGGTGCGGTCAGACTTGCCGTGATGGGCGGCGTACTGCGCCCTGGTCATCATCTCCATGGGCGGCACCCTACGACATGTCTACGCCGTGACGTAGGCGTGCCGTAGGGTGCGGTGGGTGATGTCGTGGCGATGCAGGCGTGGGTGGCACCGCTGGGCCATGGATGGCACCCGGGTGGCCGCGGACCTGCGAGCCATGGCGCTGGATCGCAGCTACCGGCCTAAGGGTGTGCCGCAGGTGTGTCGGCGCTGCGGTGCGCGCAGCGTCTGGCAGGGCCCGGACAGGGCCCCGCTCGAGTACGACCCGGACGACGACCCGGGGGTGTGGTGAGCTAGCGGGCCCGCACGTGCCGCCCGCTCGAGGCGCCATGCAGCACCAGGGTCAGCAGCCCCCCGACGATCGCGGCACACCCGGCCACCACCCCGTCGCGGGTCTCGGACAGCAGCCCGATGGCCACTCCCCCGACGACCGCGATCAGGACGACCAGGGCGAACACCAGCAGGCTGGCGCGCGACGTCGCGGACGGCTCCGCCAGCAGGGTGTCGAGCTTCTCGTTCACCACGGGGGCGCGGCTGGCGCTGGTCAGCCAGTTCTTCGCATGGTCTGAGCCTGCCAGGTCGGCCACCGGCAGCTCCCAGACGTAGCGGGCCTGGTAGTTGGGGTCGCGGGCGTCGCGCAGGAACGCGCCGGCCTCGTCCTGCAGGTGGGCGCCCGTGTCCGGGTGCGTCCCGTTGAGCCGGAAGCTCCATATGGCCAGCGCGGAGCCCTGGTCGACCCCGATGCGCGTATCGGCCAGGAACGTCCCGGCGTCGGCCACCGGGGCCCCGGGTCGGTTGATCCCGTAGGCCCACACCGCTGCAGCTACCTCTTCAGCGCTAGGCATGTTGTCCTCCCCTGCTCTCGGGTCGCCCCGCTCGTCGTACTCCCAGTGCCACGGCTCAGGCAGCGACCCCCCGGCCGTCGCCCACCCGGGCTGGTACCAGCCGAACCCGGGCCCGTTGGCGCGCAGCCAGTCGTGCCGGGGTGCACCGAACCCGCCCAGGTTGGCGAAGTCCACCGCACTGCCGTGCGTCCACTCCCCGTGGATCGACTGCCCCACGGGGATGGTCGTCAGGCCGATGTCGCGCATGTGCTGCTGGGCGGCACGGTCCCGGTAGCACGACCACCCATCGGAGGGCAGCAGATCCCCCAGCCCCGCAGCGGCCATGGCGTCGCGTAGGCGGTCGTATGAGGCGGCGGTGTTGTGCGGGGCGGTGTGCGCGGACCCGTCCCCGTTGTGCCCGGGCAGCTGCGCCAGGGCCGACCCCGGGGCGGTGCCGTTGTTCGCACTGACCGCGATGGTCATGGCTCACACGCCTGCCAGGCGGGTCGCGGTGATCCAGGCGTTCGGGGTGCCACCGCCAGCGGTCAGCAGCACTAGCACCACACCTACCGCGGTGGGAAGGGCGCCGACCTGGATGCGCAGGCCCGCGGGTGGCACGTTCACCACCACTGAACGGGTCACGGCGCTGGCCAGCTCGCCCAGGGCCCCGGAGTTCTCCCCCGGTCCTCGAGCCGATGGGGTCATCTCGGTCTCCGTGCCGTACAGGAACAGCGACGGCACCCACGCGGCTTTGGTCCCGGCGACCCCCATGGCGATGGACAGGCCCCCCTGGACCAGCCACAGGCCCTCCGTCAGGGTGACGTTGGCGCCTGGTGAACGCACGTTTACCCCTGCCGCGGATTGCCTGTCGGTGAAGTCGGCGGCGGTCAGGTAGGCCGGGGAGGGTGGCGACACGGGGCGCCACGCTGCCCCGTCCCACACGTCCAGGCGCTTCACGTCGTCCAGCCACGTCACTGCCCCGGGCTTGCGCTGCCCCACCGGAAACTGCGTGGTTCGGTCGGCGTCGGAGGCGAAGGCCTGCACCGACTGGTCCCACAGGGGGTTACCCCATGCCACCGGGTCGATAACCTGCCCGACGACGACGGTCTTGCGTCCAGTTGCCATGGTCCTATACCCCTCCGAGTCCCCAACGGTCCACGCCCCAGACGGCCGTGCCCCAGTGCCCCACGTACGTCCAGCGGCTGACGTCCTCGAGCTGCAGGACACCCTCAATCTCGTCGTTGGACACCTGCACGTCCCACCCGACGACGGCCTGCCGGTAGGTGGTGCCGGCGTCGTCCACGACGTCGAACGTCATGTCGGGCTCGAGGGTCAGCAGCAGCACCGGCACCAGGACGTCCCCGGACACCGAGTCCAGCAGCACCTGCCCCGGTGCCGCGGACGGCCACGCCCCCCCACCGAGGACGGCCTGCGCGACGATCGCGGACCAGGCGTCATCGGTGTGCCACAGGTCGGTGTCCTTGAAGTCGTGCGCCTGGTAGCGGGCGATCGACTCGCGGTCTTCCACGGTGGCCGGCACCGGGGCGTCGTTGGTCACCGTGGGGTCCTTGCGCCGCGCGATGCTGACCCTGTTGCGGGTCACCGAGGGCTGGTTGGCGCCCATCGTCATCACGGCCACGTCGTCGCCGGCGTCCTCGCACACCACCAGGCGCCCGGACAGGCGCACACCCTGCCCGACCCGGCCACGGGGCCGGTAGGCCAGCACACCGGCACGGTTCACCCACAGCAGCCCCAGGTCGGTGTCCGCGACCTGCAGCATCTCGGGCCACGCCGCGGCGGCCAGGGTGGTGGCCTGCACGGGGGTGCCGCCGGCGGTCACGTCATACCCCCCCGACCACAGGGCCGCACCGGCCAGGCGGGTCACCCGGTCCGCGGCGGACTCCCCCGCACCCTGGGCGGCCTGCGGCACCCGGTCGGAGGACACCAGCACCGAGGTGCCGTCCACGCACTGCACGCGCCCCTGCGCGATGGCGGGGTCCCAGCTGTAGCCGCGGGTCGCGATGAACCCTGTGAAAGCCCGCACCCACCCTGCGACGTCGTACGTCGTCGGCACGCCGAACGCCTCGAGCAGCTCGAGGACCAGGGACGGGGCGCGCCAGGACACCCGGACCGGGGTGCGGTCGCCCAGGATCCCTGCGTGCGGGCCCGACCACGGGTCCCACTGCGGGCCGTCCAGGGTGAAGGCCGACGACGCGGACTCCCAGTGCCGGGCCACCCCGTCGTCGGTGTTCGACCCCGCTGTGAGGCGCAGCCCGTCCAGCACGTCGCAGGTCACGTCCAACCAGTCGCCCTGCTCGGTGTCCGAGGTCCCCCAGCGGGCCTGGTCCCACGCGGACCTGCCCCACTGGCCGGCGTCGGCGGCACGCCCCACGGCCAGCTCGACCAGCAGCTCCACCCCGTACCCGGTCACGGCGGGCATCAGGGCGTCCCGAACATCACGCCGGCGGCCTGCCCGCGCCGGATCAGGGCCTTGAGGTAGCGGGCGGTGGCCACCGGGTCGGACGCCTCAGGGACGAACACCTGCACCGTGGTGGTGCCCGCCCCGGCGGCACGGGTCACCGCACGCGAGGACAGGCCCGGCGCGGGGGCGCCGGCGGCGGGGGTGGTGGAGCGCCCGAAGATCCCCCCGACGAAGTCCCCGACCGCGGACAGGGCGTCGGGCAGCTTGATCTTCTTCAGCCAGTCGATCACCGACTTGATCGCGTCCACCACGGCGTCGAACGCCTTCTGCACCTGCTTGATCGGCCACAGCAGCCCCTCGAGCGCGACCGGCCCGGCCGCCTTCAGCCAGTCGAAGACCGCGGACGCGGCGGCCTTGATCGCCCCCCACGCGGCCGACCAGGCGTCCTGGAACCAGGTCGTTTTGGTGGCGATGAGCACGACGGCCCCGATGAGCAGCAACACCAGGGCGATGATGGCGCCGATGGGGTTGGCGGTCATGGCGGCGTTCAGCAGCCACTGCACCGCCGCCCAGGCCTTGGTCGCGGCGCTGGCCGCGGTGGTGGCCACGGAGTTGGCGATACGGGCGGCGGTGTCCTTCAGGGTGGTCAGGGTCAGGGTCTCCTGGGCGACCTTGAACAGCCGCGCTGAGCCCTCGGTGGCGTCCAGGCCTGTCGCGAACAGCCCCAGGGCGTCAGCTGCGGGACCGAACCCCGCCGCGTCCAGGGCCCCCGCGATCGCGGACAGGCCTGAGGCGGTGTCCCCGGACTTCTCCCCGACGTCCTTGACGTTGGCGGCGGTGCGCCCCGCGGCGTCCCCGGCGTCGTTGAACGCGCGGGTGGCGGCGGTGGCGTCGGCAGTGATGTCGATCGACAGGGTGGCGGTCTTGGCCACGTGGTCACCCCCTGCCCCTCTTCGCTGCCCGGGCCTGGTCCTCGAGGATGTCCAGGACGGTCAAGATGGTCTCTTCACTCTCCTGCCACCACGGTCCCGGGTGGGTGTTGGTGGCCACCGCCAGCTCGCAGATCATCCGGCCCCAGGTGCCGGCTCCGTAGGGCCCACCGGCTCAGGCTCGAGCTCCTCGATGTCCTCGACCTCTGCCTTGAACGCCTCGTACTTCAGGTCCATGGGGATGGCGCCCTCACGGCGCAGCGCTGCCCAGGACAGGAACAGCAGGTACCCCACGGGGTTGGCCTCGCGGTCGGGCCACTCGGGATGCCGCCGGTAGGTGAACGCCAGGACGTCCATGTCGATGGGGCGGGTCCATACGTCGGTGCTCTCCCCGTCGCGGGTCACGCGCAGGTGCTGGCGCAGGGTCTTGAGGGTGCTCATGCGCCGTGCACCTCATCGACGGTCGCCTGTACGACGCCGGCGTAGAACCCCACCACGGTGGGCTCGACGGCCTTGGCAGCCTCGATCAGGAACGGGTTGGCGGCGTGCACATACCCCGCGTAGGGGGCACCTGCGAACACCGTCACCCCAGCCGTGGTCACGGTCGCGGCCAGGGACGAGACCAGGCGCCCGGTACGCACCGGGGTGCGGGGCCTGGTCGCGGCCAGCACAGCATCCCCGGCCCTCTTGTCCGCAGCGGACATATCGGACAGGTCGGCGGCGGCCTGGTGCAGGGTCCGCACCAGCTCGTCGTCGCCGTGCACGGTGACCTCGATCGTCATGCGTTGACCGTCTCGTACTCGATCAGCCCGTCGTCGTCCGCGAGGGCGGCCGCGTCGCCGTAGGCGTACGCGGTCGAGGGGTCGAAGCTGATCAGGGCGAACTCGAAGTCCGAATTGAGGTAGTCGCCCTGCGCGTCCGCACCGAACGACAGCGGGTGCAGCTTGAGCTGCCCGGTGGCGGTCGTGCCCACCGCGGTGGACGGGGTGAAGGTGAAGTCCACGACCTCACCCCAGTGGTCGTTGCACAGGGCGAAGAACCCGGCAGCGTTGCCGGCGTCGACGTCGACGTTGCCGGACATGGCCCACTCGATCTCGTCGGGGGCGGACTTGGTGGTGCCGCACAGCATGGTCTTGACGTCCCCGGCGGTGATGTTCGGGTCAATCCGGACATCGTTCACCAGGCAGGACACGTCGATGGGCGTGCCCGTCATCCCGATGGACAGGGTCCCCGGCCCCAGGTTGCCGGTGCCGTCAGCTGTGGTGGTCATGGTCATGCTCCAATCGGGATGAGTGACTTCCAGGTCAGGCGGTAGGACGGCAGCGGGTCGGCACCAGCACCAGGCACCGCCAGCGCGACCCGCTCGAACGTGGTGAACGCGAACAGCCCGGCCACCTGGTCGAGCAGGTCCGACAGGGCCCTGGTCGCTGCACGGGCGCCGGCGTCCCCGGTCACCAGGTAGATCGTCCAGGTCGCATCGGCGGTGCCCTTGTGGAACCGCAGCGCCCCCTCGGGTGGGACCAGGTAGACGCACGGGGGGTTGATGTCGCGGGCGTCGTCGACGGCTCGCACACCGGCGCCCTGCAGCGCCTGCAGGACGTCGGCGGCGGCGGTGGCGATCGACATGGTTAGCCGACCGCTGGTTCGGCCCACGTGCCGGTGCGCAGCGCCCGCTCGATGTCCGAGTCGTACTTGGACACGTACGTGGCGCCGGCGTCGGTGATCGACTCGATGCCCCCGGGGGAGTTCCTGCGCCGGTACTCCCGCGCGGCGTACATCACGGCGGCCTGGTACACCTCAGCGTCGGGCGCGTACGACGTCGGTTCGACGTCGGCGGGTGTCCACTGGTCAGGGCGGCAGCGCTGCACGTACAGCTCGGACAGGCCGGACACCCGGCGCACCAGGTCATCGTCGGTGACGTCGTCCCCGTCCAGGCGCAGCCAGTCCTTCACGTCCGCCGGGGCGAGCCAGGCGAGCGTGAAGACCGGCGGCGTCGGATCGGTCGGTTCGGTCACTTCGTGGCGCCCCGGCGGCTCGAGGTGTCGGCCAGCGGCAGCGCGGCCACGGTCACGTCGATGATGGCGCGCGGGTCGTTCACCAGCACCGCCTGGTAGCCGAACACCGCGATGTCGATGCCGCCGTTGGGGATGTTGACGGCCTGCACCCGCAGCGGGGCCGGCACGGCCTCGTAGTAGGTGGCCGCGTTGCGGTCCCCACCGAGCACGTGCCCGGCGGGCAGGTTGGGGTCCACGAAGAACCGCAGCCCGGACACGGTGCCCTCCGACCCCGACAGGGACACGCTCGAGGACGACGCGAGCCAGAAGGGGGCTTGGTCGGCGGTGATCCCCAGGAAGGCCCCCCACAGGTCCGCGGCCACACCCACGAACCCAGGGGTAGCACCCACCGCTGACAGCTCCTGCGCGATCACTCCGAGGGCGCCCACCAGGTCGGTCGCGCTGGCGTCGGTCGCGTCGGCCTGCAGGGCCGTGGACACCAGGGCCTCGGTCTTGATCGCGTAGTCCCGGGTCGCGGCCTGGAAGAACGCCTCGAGGAACCCCGGGTCGCCCAGGTCCACGAAGATCCGGTCCACGTCCCACCCACCGGCCAGGCGCGAGATGGGTGCCTCAGCTGGTTCGGTGGCGGCGGCGTTGGACGGGATGGGGGTCTTGTTGCCGGCGTAGGGGCCGACGACGGGGGTGGTCACCCAGCGCCACCCGTGCACCTTGGTGCCGGTGGTCAGGGTCTGCCGGTTGATGGAGTTGATGTAGTCGCGGCGGGCCGCGACGGGGGTCCACAGCTCGCCCAGCCACTGCGGCTGCAGGAACCCGCCGCCGGCGTCCCCGGCCGGGATGATGTCGGTCAGGGCGGCGTTGACGAACGCGGCGTCAGGGGAGCGGCGGATCGCGTCGGCCAGCTCGTCGCGGGCACGGGCGAACGTGAGTTCTGCGGGCCGGCGGGAGCGGCGTGCAAGCTCCACCGGGGGGGTGCTGGTCTGGATGGTCACGTCGTCCTCCGTGTCGTCGTCGTCCTCGAGCCCCTCGGTGGTGTCCTCGGTGTCCTCGGTGTCCTCGTCGGTGGTCTTGTCCTCGTCGTCCTTGTCCTCGTCCTGGTCGTCGTCCTTGTCGGGCGGCGCCTGGGATGCGGCCACCGACGTGATCGCGGACCCGGTGAACGCGGGGCGCCGGACCAGGCCGATGTGCCGGGCGGTCCAGTCCCCGACGTCGTACACCCCGTCCGCGGCCAGCACCGGGTCGGTCGCGTCGGCCCCGATGGAGAACCCGGTGCGGACCTTCTCGGTCGCCTCGATCAGGGCGTCGTTGCCGGCGGTCGTGGAGAAGGGCCGCACCGACGCGGCCAGGTGGTCCACCGCGTGCTCCCACGTGTCGAGGCGCCCCACCACGGCGTCGGGGTCGTGCTCGCGCACCACGTCCACCAGGTCGTCGGCGTTGGTCGGGGGGCGGTGGAACCTGTACCGCATCCCGTTGGACGTCGGGGCCGACGCGACCCCGTAGGGGACGACCACGCCGCGGATCCGGCGGCCGTGCTCGTCGGCCGCGGCGGGCTGTGCGAACGCTAGTTCGAGCTGCATGGGTCAGTCCTCCGTGGGGTAGCCGGTGCCCGCAGGTGCGGGGGCGGTCAGGTCGCTGGTGTCGAACGCGGCACGCTGCCCGGACGGCAGCACGTCGTCCATGCCCAGGCGGGCCGCGATGGGGTCCATGTAGAAGGCCAGCCCGAAGTCGATCCACAGCTGGTTGCGGTGGTCCAGGTTGGTGTAGTCCATCGAGCTGCCCTCGGTGGCGGCGTCGATCAGCGCGGCCGGGGTGGACACCAGGCGGGCGACGTCCACGGCGGACCCGTTACGGGCCCCGATCAGCAGCTGCTCACTGGTCAGCAGGTGGTCCTTGGTCTCGACCGCGGCGTTGGTGAAGAGGATTCCGTCGTTGGCTGCCAGCGCCACCCGGGTCTCGGCCACCAGCTCGTGGCGTTCCTTGGGGGTCAGGGTGGTGTCGGTGGTCTGGTGTAGCTCGAGGCGGAATGGGCGCTGGGCGACGTCGGCGGCGGTCTGCTCGAGGTCGGCGGCGATCCGCACGGTGCGCTCCCCGAACCGCAGGATGCCCTCGT